AGAGCCACACTCTGCGCTATGATTTCCGAGCGCTGGCGAGACTGGAAAAGGAATTCGGCACCCCTATCGTTGACATCGGCGAGCGGCTCAAGGGCAAACTGAACCTTGCCGATTTGACGATTCTTCTGTGGACCGGACTGCTTCACGAGGACAAGTCCATGACGCAGGAGAAGGCCGAGGACCTCGTTGGCGGAGAGGACATCCTCTACCTCGCCTCAAAGGTGACGGAAGCGTTGACGGCGGCATTTCCGACCGTCAAGGAGCCGCTAAAAAACTGACCGAGGGCGGGGAGCCTGCCGAGACGCCAGACTTGTTGACGCAGGCTTTCGCTCTCGCCCTCGGCCCGTTGGCGCTCTCGCCGTTTGAGTTCTGGGTGATGACGCCGATGGAACTTGACGCGATGGCAGACGGATACCGCCTGCGCGAACGGCAAGCGTGGGAGCGGACTGCTTGTCTCCTGTCGGCTCTGACGGGACAGAAAATTGACCTCGACAAGATGCTACAACCGTTGAAATCGACAAAGCATCGGCCCGTAGTCGCGGAGCCGACGACTCAAGCAGAGGCCGATAAGTTCATCGACGAGATGAACGCGATAAACGACATGAGCGCGAAACAGAAGCGGGAGCGGTGGCCGGAACTGTTCGGGGAGGCGGCGGGGCCGCAAGCCGTGGAGGACCTGCTGAAGAAGAAACCCGGTGAGATGATGGAGAACTAAGATGGCCGACGCTGGTACGCTCTACGTTCAAATCGGCGCGAAGATGGACGACCTGACGTCCGCGCTGACGCAGGTCGCTTCGCTCCTCCAGCAGTTATCAGGAAAGGCCTCGGACGCTGGTCAGCAGATGGCCGATGGGCTGAACAAAGGGGTTGCTCCGGCTGGCGACTTACAGAAAGGCCTACAAGGCATCGTCGGGCAATTCGCTGTCGGCGCTCTCGCTGCTCAGGCGTTCAATTCTGTGATGGGTGCATTCAAAGATGCCATCGCTGACTCTATCAAGAACGCCATAGAACTGGAGAGCGCTGACGCAAAACTCGCCGCCACGCTTGAGGTGACGGGCCGGAGCATCGGGGATAACCTCGAATATTACAAGCAGTTCGCTGACGCCCAGCAGAAATCTACCACATACTCCAGGGCCGAGGTCGAAGCCTCTGCCGCACTTGCCTTGCAGATGACCACCCTCAGCAAGCAGGGCATCGCCCAGGTCGTCGAAGGCGCGATGGGATTGGCCTATGTGTTCGGCGGGGACTTACAGACAAGGACTCGGCAGGTCGCCGATGGGATGGAAGGCGTATATGGCCGCCTGACAATGCTCATCCCGCAGTTGAAATTCGCCACGACCGAGGCTGAGAAACACGCCATCTTCATTGACGTGCTGAATAAATCCTATCGTGCCGCCCAGGAAGCCATCTATACAACGGCGGGACAAATCCAACAGGCGAAAAATGCCTGGAAAGAATTTTCCGCCAACGCCGGAGCAGAAGCGCTCGCCGTCACTCACTTCCGAGATATCCTCAAAAGCCTGACAGACATTATGGAGTGGACGCGCAATATCTCCGGGTCTAACGCGGCGCAGGAAAAACTTAACCAGAGTATCGCCGAGGGAATGGCAAAGGCTCAAAACTTCTCTGGCACGCTCAAGATCCTGACGCCCACGATGAAAGAGATGGGCGATGTCATAGCGAAAGGCGATAAGAGCTGGGAAGATTACAAAAACCATCTGAGCGACATGGATGCCTGGCTCATAAAGATGAAGCCCCATGTCGAAGCGCTTTCGGCGGCCACAGAAAGATTCTTCGGGGAATCTCCGAAGCCGGTGTTCGACCAGGCCGAGGCGTTTAAGGAACTCGGAATTTCAACGGGCGAAAAATTGCAGACCGAGTTGCAGCAGGCGAAGGATTTGCTGGCGGCCTATCTTCTGAATGCGAACCCGTTGCCAAAAACCATCGAAGCCATTCGGGACAAAATCACCGCACTAACGGAAGCCTTGAAACTTCATGCGCAGGCCTTTGAGATTCTGGAGACGGATATCCCGCAGTACGGCAAACTCATATCCCAGGGTCTGTGGCAGGAGACACAGGGACTCAACGTCGTCACCACGGAACTCGGAAAACTTGGCCCTCTTCAATCGAAGTTCCTGTGGGACACCATTAATCTTCAAAACCAGACGACGCGAGTCTGGAAGACTATCGGCGACACGGTATCACGGGCTGCCCGCTCGATGGGGAGCGAATGGGCGAACCTGAGCGAGGAACTCATCACCGGAGAAATCAAGGTCCAGCAATTCTTCGAGGGAATCTGGAAGTCCATCCTAAAGTTCTTCATCCAGATCGTTGACCAGATGATAGCGAAGTGGCTCATCTTCGAGGCGCTGACCGCGATGGCAAACTTCTTTTCCGGTGGCGTCGCATCGTTCTTCAGCGGGCTCGCCGGGAAAATCGGCAATCCGTTCGGCGGGACAGGGGGCGGGTTCGCCAATGTCGAAACAATCATGGGCCAGCAGGGCTGGCAGGGCATCGTGAGCCAGCCGACGCTGTTCCTCGCCGGCGAGGCGGGACCGGAGGGCGTCTCCATCACGCCGGGCGGGTTCGGTGGCGGCGGAGGCGGCGGCAACATGACCATCAACCTCAACGTCACGGCGATGGACGGAGCCAGCGTCCTGCGTGTCTTTAGAACGCAACTCATGCCGCTCATCCAGGACGGGCTTAATCGACGGTTGTTCACCGTCCCGCGCAACGCGCTAGGAGGCATCTGATGTCCAGTAGAATCCTCTACAACAACCTCTGGGACGGCGGGACGCTGACCGACAGTTCCGAAGCCTCCGGCTATGCCGGCACGAATACACAACAGCGGTGGCCGACGCGGGTATGGCGCTCGACCGGAATCACAAGCGAATGGATTAAAGTCAATCTCGGCTCGGCGAAAGCCATCCAAGCGCTCGTCCTCCACGACCACAACCTCACGGCCGGCGCGACCGTCACGCTTCAGGGCAATGCCACAGACTCATGGGGTGCCCCGTCCTACAATCAGGCGCTCACATGGGCCGTGGCCGGCGACGGGCCGTACACGACGTTCTGCTATTTCCCCGCCTCGACGCAGACCTACCAATGGTGGCGGCTGACGGTCGCTGATACCGGAAACACGGCGGGCTATCTCTCCGTCGGGCGAATCTTCCTCGGCCCGTACACCGGACTGACCCGCACCTACAAGTCACGGAAATCGTCCTACGAGGACCCGTCGGTCGTCGAGACTTCCATCGGGGGCCAGAAAACATCGTTCCAGTTGACGCGCTATCGAACGTGGCAGTATGACCTGCCGAACATCGCGTCGGACAAATCGACGCTTCTCGGCATTCTGAAGGTGGTCGGCACCAGCGTCCCGTGGTTCTTCTGCGAGGATTCCACCTATCCGTCCGTGATGACGTTCTACGTCCAGTATGCCGGGGCAATGAGTTTCTCCTACAATGCCGACGACTATCAGGTCGAAGCGGCGTCAATGAAATTGGAGGAGATGAGATGACGGTCCCGCTGGAGATAGCGAAGCCGGACTCGAAACTGGCGTTCATCTTCGAGATTGAGGTCGGTCAGCGTATTGATACCGCCTCGTGGTCGTCCGAAGGCTCCAGCACTTACTCGACGCTCGCGTGTCTGACGGCTCCGGCCGAGGTGCATGAGGCCAGCAACACGACGTTCCTGACGACTGATGACCAGTCGGTCGGGAGCGTGGCGACCTGCAAGATTACGGCCGGTAGTTATTACTACGACCCCGCCGCCGCGAAACTCTACCTCCACGCCATCGCCGGCAACAATCCGAGCGATACGACGATCGCGGTGATGGCGTTCTACTGGCGGCGGTTCTGTGACCAGCAGTACCCGCCGCCCTATACCATTGTCGATATCGGAGGCTTTGAAATCGAGCCCCGACTTCTCAAAGACTCCATTCCGGACATCACGCTGGAATTGACGATGTTCTATGAAGGCACCCAGCGCCAGACATGGGACACCATCACCATCGCCAACGGTGACGGCGCGTATGACCTGGACATTGTGAACTTCATCTGGGAGTCGCGCCTCTGCTATCTGAAAGCCGTCGTTCCGGGCGAGGCGTATTCCGCCGCTGTGAACTGTGTGCGGGCCAGAACGGGCAAGGTGACCTGGGCCGATGACGTTCTCAGCGTAGACGTCGAGGACCAGATGCTCAATACGGACTGATGACGATTATGATAAACACGATTATACCTCTCCGCAATTACGACATTGTGACATATCCGAATATCGACCCGACTGCCGTCGGCAACGCCATCCCCATCGGGTACGGCACGTTGACGAACATCCCCCCGACACAAATCGACACGACGGCGCACGCATTCAAAATCGTGGACCAGAGCATCCATTCCATCGACGCCATTCGCTCGGCGGCGAAGAATCCGCTCATCCTCGGCCTCGACTACACGCAGGACTTGACGACCGGGCAGTTCACGCTCATTTTCAACCAGAAGTTCTCGGTCGGCATCGGCCACACATATTACTTCTCCATCGAGGGCGACTTCGCCATCAGCGGCTCCAACTATGTTGTCGTCGGCGAGAGTTCCAGCGTGGCGAACGGGCAGGGCTATACAATCAACGGTTCTCGGGGCTGGAGCTCAACCTCCGGTCAATCCGTATCGTTCCAACTCTACGGAAAGGTGGCGGTGGACGCTGCCGAGACATTATATATCGACAACTCAGATACCAGCGGGACGGCTAAAAATTTGAGGAACTCCGCGACCGACACGGCCATCGGGCAGGCGTTCACGGTCGGTACGCAGTTCTTCCCGACGAAACTCATTCTCTATGGCGGCTCCGTGGTCGGCACGCCGAGCGGGAATGTCTGGGTCAAGTTCTATTCGTCGAAATCTCCGGAGACGCAGTTCGGGCCGCTGACGGCCACCATCCCGGCAAACGAGGCGACCGACGGCGCGCAGTTGGCCACGCCGATCTGCAACGAGGACACGAACCTGACGTGCGACATCCAGGGCCCCGTCAACGGCTCCAGCGTCGTCATCACCACCGCCGACGATGTCATCTATGATATTGTCGTCGGCATCATGGGCTACCCCGCCGCGACGCTCGATGCGACGGCGCTCGCCGCGATGCACACCAGATGCACACAGACGCTAGGTATCTTCGTTGACCGGCAATTGACATTCGGCGACTTCAATAGCCAACTCGAACAGACGGTCCTCTACAAGTGGACGCCCTACCATGACGGCACCTACGGGACGGTCGTATTCCTGAGCGGCACGCCCGCCAACACGCCGGTGCTGGCCGACGAGGACTTCATCATGTTCAATGTCATCCACGAAGTGCAGGCCATCCAGAAGCACATCAACATCAAATACGCCGAGAGCCTGGACGGGCAGACGTTCAAGGCGAAGGATATGGTGTCGAATATCTCCAACTTCTTTTACTCGAACGCCGAGTCGTTGGAGATGGAGACGTACCTCGTCGCCGATGCCGATGCGGCGGCGCTCTGCGCGAACTTCCTGACGCTCTACCAACAGCCGCAAATCCTCGTTGATTTCGAGGTCCACGGTTACGGGCTGAACCTCGTGCCGGGGCGCGACAAAGTGAGCATCAGCCGCACGCGGGCCCCCTGGCCGGGCGGCGCGATGACGAACGTGCTGTTCCGAATTATGAAAATCGTCAAGAAGCCGCAGAGCGCGACGACGGAAATCATCGCCCAACTCGACACGCAGACCATCATCTATACATAGGGGATAAGCCATGCCGGTATCAGGAAAACGAATCGCGCTTAAGCAGGACGTGGAAGCGCTGTCCAGGAAACTCCAGAACATGATTCGGGGTGGCCCGTACATTACGCTGGACGCCCCCACGGGTATCGGAGGATCGCTTGCGACATTGAGCGATGTAAATCTTTCGGGCGTTCAAGATGATGATTCTCTCCGATATAATTTATCGGCGGGGATGTGGGAAAACGATAGCAGAACATTTGTCAGGCCGGAATGGTACGGGGCGAAGGGCGACGGGACGACGGACGACACGGCGGCGATTCGGGCGGCGATAACCGCTGGTGCGGCGGCGAAACTCCCCGTGGTATTGTCTGGGACATATGTGTTTACGGCCACGTTATCATTGCCTCAATACACGATTTTGCGGGGGGTCAATGCCGGGGGAAGCACAACCTTGGGCTATGGGGCGGTTCTAATTTTTAACCCATCTTCTGCAATCCCGGCCATACAGACTAACCCCGGTGGTTCATATTGTAATTCCATCGAACTAGATAATTTTCATTTGAAAACCGATGGCATACTTGCATATCCGACTATCGGGATTGATTTTAATGGTGTGCTTGGCGGGAAGATAAGCGGAGTGGGGATTGCTGGTCCGTTCAGCGTGGCGGGGTTGGTTGTGGATGGTCCACTAGATTGCCAGTTGGACAAAATTGACATTGGCAATACCAATGCGACTCAGGCGATGGCTTCTGGGATTTTATTTACGGGGACATCTTGGGTTGGGACAACGACAACAATTTTGGATATTTATATTCATGGGCTTCTCGGTTCTGCGGTGGGCGGCATAACGGATGGGATTGTCGTCGAAGGTGATTATGACATAGTTTTTCTAAAGCCTATCGTTGAAACGATAAGTCGCTATGCTTGCAACATCCACAAGGGAAGTCGGGTTGATATATATTCCCCCTATGTTGAAAACTGTCCAAACATTGACGGAGCGATTCCGATAATTAGGGTTGCCAAGGATGACCTTGGGGCGACACCTACAACTATTGTCAATATCTGTGGCGGAAATCTCGGGGGTCCAAACTCGGGTTATTCATTGGCGTATGGATTCCAGGTTGGAGAGGCATATCTTGTAAATGTGGCGGGGACTACCCTTGAGCGCGTAGGCCATATTCTAGAATCAGACGCTTGGTACGGCGGCGGGGCTGGCCCGAAAATAAGTTTCCGTGGGATTACCGACAACAATGGCTCATCTTATTTCGGGACTGTCGGAGACCCCGATGCTCTTTATTGGGACCAAAGTAATAGAGTAGGCTATCCCCCCCTCGCCCATGCTGGACTAGGGACAGGGGGCAATGTCCCAATTTATTATAAATCTCCAGGGATGCAGTATTTTGCCACAGATTACGGGACTCGCGGTGGTCCGATTTGGTGGAATGGGACGGAGTGGGTTGACGTATATGGACAGTCCGTAACATTAACTTCTTATCTAAATCCTTCTGTTGCGGCGTTTACCATCGGAGATGAAACTGTTGGGGAATTGTGGGGGACTTCTATAACGCTAGGGAACACTCTTATAAATGCCAGTTTTGAATTGCCCACAGGAGATGACGGAAATCCACCGAGTTGGTATAGAAGCAACTGTGATTGCGCTACGGTTGTCGGAGGGGAAAGTGGATATTGCGTCCAAATAACTAGAAATGCGGCTAATTTTCAATGGATTTTGCAGGGAGCGTCTGGCCTAGTGGTCGGCAGGACTTATTCCGTTTCGGCCTATGTAAAATCGGGAACCTCTGGTAACGAAACATACAAGATTTATGTATCAGATTGCGGAGGGGGCTCATATGGGTCACCTCTTATAACCGGGACGACATCTGGCTCATGGGTTCAGGTTACAAACACATTCGTCGCTACAGGAACTACCGGAAATTTCATTTTGATGAAGGATTCCGCTACTCCCGGCACGATGTTATTTGACGAGGCCAATTGTCATGGCATCACCTCTGGAAATGCAGACGTTGTTGGGGTTTACAAAGTTGCTGGCACCCAGGTCGTCGGGGCGCAGGGTGCGGCGGTTGCTGACGCCTCTGCCGTGTCTGGAACGGCGACAAGCGGGGGGTATGGATTTGTGAGTTCTACGGAGATGAACAATTTTATTTCTGGAGTCAACGCCCTAAAAGACCAATTTAATACATTGCTTTCTAGGGATAGGGCGCATGGATTGATAGCCACGTGAGGTGGATAGATGTGTTGCCGATGGGTCAAGGTCTGCCGCTGTGACCAATCGGCGTAGCGTGCGCTTATCGGCCTAACCGCAGAATCGCCTAGAGTTTCCCCGCGAGTCCGCACCAGCCTCCGGGAATTTGACCATATTCATACGGATGTGTTCCTCTGCTATTTGGCCCAGGGACACCGATGACCTCTATCATTCCGATGCGCCACATGGCGCACTTATCCTCTAGGCAGGGGGCAAATCCATAATCATAAACAGCATAACTGGTGTTTTCCTCATAGGGGCTATAAGCCCTCCTAAATGGGCATAGTTTCGGTTCGCTCATACCCATGCCCAACCCTTCGTTAGACTTGGTTTCTCCCCGGATCGCTGGTGTATCTGTTCAAGCATCCCGGCGATGATGATCTCCGTCGCGTGCTTTGGCCCCTCGATGTTAATCAGATCCGGCGAGACGTTCGAGCGGAGCAGGAGAGCTGTCGCGTACCGACGGTTTGGCCGCCAGCGGATAATCACTTCCACGTCGCCTGTCAGTTTCCTTTTTGCGCGGCCCATCAGAGTTCCATCGCCTCTATCTCGGCGATAGCCGTCGAGCCGTTCTCGGCGCGGTCCACTAACTCGAACACCCGCTCATTCCATCCGGCGATGAATGACATTCCCGTGGCACGGTCGATGCGGACGGGCGTCGTCCCATATCCGGCGAGGTCGATATAATAGCCTCGAGCGGCGGGGAACTGCGCGTGATATTGGGCCCAAAGCGTTGCGGACTCATGCACGATGGCGTAGCGAGGATCGCTGTCCCACCATTGGCAGTCGGTGAAGAAGATGACCTTGTCGAACTCGGCTTTGCTCTGGAGCAGGAATTTGAGCGCCAGATATCCGTTCGTCGAACCGCCGAGCGTGCCTTGCATCTTCGAGAGGTGCGCCGCGTTCGCCAGGACCCCGGCGCGCGGCAGGTTCACGAGTTGGAACCGATTGGCGAACAGCCCGACCTTCGGGTTCTTCAAGTACGTGTTGAGCAGAGAGGCCATGACGATGCCGACCTCATAGAGTTTGACCTTCGATTGGGAGGACAGCGCATTGTCCATCGAGCCGGAGATATCGCAGACCAGCATCACGCGGTCGTCAGCGTCGATGCCTTTGATGTTCTGGACGGCGACCGTCATCGCCTGCTCCAGAGCCTCCGCGACCCGGCGGTCGAACTTCAATCCATCCATTGCCGACAATTCCCGCGCGGCCGAGAAGAAACGGAACGGGAACTGGCGGGAGCGCATGACTTCCTCTTCGTTGCCGAGCCGGGCGCAGACTTGCTCGACGTGCGCGCTCGAAACGCCGGCGCTCAGGATGTTCCGCAGATTGCGGAGCAACGCCATATAGCCGACCTTGCCGGAGTCCAGCAACGCTTCCCACGTCTCGCGGTTGTTGCCCTTCGCGGAGAGTTCCGATTCCCACGTATAGGCGGCTCCGAGTTCGTTGGCGGCGATTTTCTTGTAGAGCGCCTCACGCTCGGCTGTCGGCTTCGGGTGGCAGAGGAACATCACATCGCGGAGCGAGATGCCTTTGCCCGCACCGTCCCATTTAGAGAATTGATACTCGTCGAATCGCCCGAACGCATCGGCCAGCCCGAGTTGCAGTTGGTGGGACATCTTCGAGAGTTGCTTGGCTCCGGTGCGCGGGTTGAGAAGCGCGTAGCATGAGAGCGTCTCCGTCAACTCATCGACGCGCCGGATGACGCGGCCCGCGACCCGTCGCACGAGGTCGTCGCCGCTGTGCAGTTGTGCGAGTTCGGCCAGTAGCATGATGGGGATTGAGCGGAGCCACATCGACTCGCGGCAATAGATGGCAAGCCGCGCCGTGAACTCCGGCGGGGCGCTCTGCACGAGCCGCGTGAGGCGCTCCAGTTCCGCTTCGGTTGTCGCGTAGAACTTGTCGCTCAAAAGACTCGTGACGGCCAGCGCATACAACTCCGCCTTCGCTTCGAGCGTGTAGGCGGGCGCGCCTTCGTAGTTGACCGTCGGGGCTTTGGCGGCCGAAGTGTTCCGGCCTTTCGTCGTGGTGTTGAACCTCGTCATTTCCTTTCCTCCTCCGTGCGAGATATTTATGACGAGGGAATCAGCGGACGCGGAGGTGCCTTGCCATTAGGCTACGCGCCCGGCGGCGCGGCAGGATTCGAACCTGCAATCGTTGTGATACGAAGTATCCGCATCCTACGCCACTCGTCTCATTGGCGAATATTTCAACGCGGGAACAAACGACAGCGGGAACGTATGCGCGCAACGGCTTTCGCCGTCCGCCTTCACGCTCCTCAGGCGAAGTAACCGCCATCTACGCCACGCGTCTGATGCATTAAAAAAGCAAGGGCGGAACAATCGGCGCGGCCTTCGTATCTTCGCGCTACCACTGCGCAATGTTCGCCGAAACGAACAGGTGGAATCGAACCACCGACTTAAGATTTGCATTGAAGTATGCCACCCCTACGCCAGCCCTTTGAATTCATAAAAGAACGGAGGAACAATCGCCAGGGCCTTTGTTTCAAGTGAAGGATTCCCCGGCTACGCCATCCGTAAAGGTCGATGCGATGAGACGAGGAGTTTGGCACTACATCGACCCTCATTGTTCTTGGCTTTCTCATCTCGTCTCTCGCAATTCTTATAACACACGTTGATAAATTTTGCAAGTTCTTTTTTATCGGGGCGCCAGAACTGCCGTCCAAAAAAACCGCCAGCGCCTTCTATCCCCTCGAAAGATTTTTTATAACCATCGCCGTATCAACGACATAGAAAAATCTTTTTACTTGCTATTCGTTTTAATGAGTTTTATACTGATGCCATGATAAACAAGATGATGAGCAGACAGGAAGAGCCGGCGGCCACGGGGTCGAGCCTAGCCTGTCTAAAAGATATGCCGCAAGTCAACGGCAGACGTATCCGCGCAGGGGCCAGAACCCATCGCACAGACTTCGATGGGCGCGTCCCTGAGAGTCCCGGAACGGTCACGCTGTAACGGCAACATCACGACCGGATAGGGAACGAGTCGGACGCTCATAAAGAGCGGAGACCGAAAAGTTCATAAGCCGGTGACACCTCAAAACACCTCGGGGCGGCGGGCGCGGGTCCGCCTCTCTATTTGAGGGCGCGAATTAATCGTAGCCGATGGCTGGGGCCGCAAGGCACCGTTGACAACGGGGTACAACATAAGCCCATCGGAGCGTTGGCAATCGCCGCTTTAAATCGCGCCTTCAAACGGGGACGACCCCTAATTCAACCGCAGGAGGTGTTTCGTGGGACAACAGTATTACCGGGAGACGACGGCGGCGGAGTGGCTCAAGGAGGCCAAGGAGGCCGTCCAGCACGCCATCGAATGTCTCGGGCAGATTTCGGGGATTGGCGTTGACGTTCGCGACGAGATATTCAACACCCCGAAGTCCAGGTGCCGCTGTTCTCAATTCGCGGTCGGCGAGCGTATCCAAGACCTAGAGGACGCGGAGGACGAAGTGGCGCGGCTCGTCTCGTACCTCGACCAGACGCCGTGGGGCGATTTGCAAGCGTGTAACGTCGAGTCATTCGAGACGTGGCGCAACAGCGCGGTCGCAGAACAGGACCGCAGAGGCGCAAGATGAGCGCCAAGAAGCCGGAACTCGCAATCATCGGGAAAGACGGGAACGCCTTTGCCATCCTCGCGGCGGCAGGGCGGGCGGCGCGTCGGGCCGGATGGACACAGGAGCAGAAGAACAAAATGATGTCCGAGGCCACGTCGGGCAACTACGCACACTTGCTCCAAGTCCTGCACCAGTATTTCGAGGTCTGCTGACGCGGCAAAGCGGAAAGTCTGAAGGAGGTGTTTCTATGAAAAAGACCTTATCTATGGTCTGTCTGGCGTGTATAGCGGTAGTTCTGCTATCGTCGTGCGCGGGGTTTGTGGTCGGCCTGAATCAGTCCATCGGGAACTATGTCCCACAACCGGACCGTGCCGCCCGCTACTTCGCCGCGCATCCGTATCTTTCGGATGACATAAAGGCGGCGATTCTACGCGGCGAGGTCATCCTCGGGATGCACGGCGAGGACGTAGAGTTCCTGATGGGCGACCCCAACGAGACGAGCAACACGACGATGGCGGGGGCGGTCCTGGAGACCTGGTCTTATCGGGTCGAGGGCTTCGGCGGGCCGCCGTCCTATACGTTCGTGTATTTCACCAACGGCGTCGTCTCCTCCGTCAGTCGGGTCAATCGTTGAACGCCATGGAAACGCTCATCGAATTGTGCTTCTGTCTGGCGGCCGCGTTCGTCATCGTCTGCGTCATCGCCGGTATCGAATGGATTGCCGGCCGAGTGACTAAAAGAGGCCGGAGGCTGATATGAGCGCATCTGGCGCGGGCGGCATCATCTACGTCACGACTTGCCTAGTCAATGGCAAGCAATATGTAGGTCTGCACACGCGGGGGCAGGCCGGTTATCTCGGGTCAGGCCATGTTCTTGCCAATGCCATCAAGAAATACGGGCGCGAGAATTTTGAACGCAAGACGATAGACGAATTCGGCAGCATTGAGGAAGGTTGCGCTAAGGAGCGGTACTGGATTTCCGAGATGAACACAAAAGCCCCGCATGGCTATAACCTCAACGGCGGCGGTGAGGGGCAATTTAATCCATGCGAAGAGACGAGGGCCAAAATCAGCGCGAATAATGGCTCACGTAGCCCGGAGGCGAGGGCCAAGTTAAGCGCGGCCGGGATGGGCAACAAGAACCTCCTAGGTTACCGCCACTCCGACGAGGCGAGGGCCAAAATCAGCGCGAATAGCGGCTCACATAGACCGGAGGTTAGGGCCAAGGTCAGCGCGGCTCGTGTGGCTTATTGGGCGAAGCGGAAAGCAATAGAGGCTACCCCATGACGACGCTCAAGGGGCAACTTCATCGGACGGTTCAATGTCCGCACATGGCGCGCCCAATCGTCGTGACGTTGGACGCAGAGACGAAGCGCATCGGCTTTCGTGAGAAGGGGTGTCGGCACGTCTATTGGCTTCCCATTCAGACCATTTTTACGATGGCCATCAAGGCGGGGAATGCCGAATAGGCAACTAGGGCCGGGGAGAGCAATCTTCCCGGCCCTTTTTTTTGCCTAAAATATCTTGCTTTTCACGGCGAAATGTGTTACAACTTATTTATATCAAGGAGGCCGAATGACAAACGTGAAAGAAAATCAATCACCCGCCGCAAAGAAATGCGCCTATAAGCCGTGTCGAAAATCGTTCACCCCAAAGCGTTCGTTCCAGCGTTACTGCTCCCGCAAGTGCGGCTGGAGCGACTGGATGGCGAACAACTATGGCACGCCGGCACACAAGAAAGTGGACGCGCTCGCCGCCCGCGTCCGAGACCTGGAAACACGGCTGAATAAGCCATGATGAAAAATCTACGAGGAGGTAACGTAACATGACGGAGGAGAAAAAGGACGCCCTGGGAAGGCCGTCCTCGGAAAAGGTGCAGGTGCCGGACGTGGCGAACGTCCGGGCGCTTGCAAAGGACCTGCTGGACTCGGGGCTGTTCCCTGGCGTGAAGAATGTTGCGGGAGCCGTGACGGTGATCCAGGCCGGGCTCGAGCTCGGTATCCCGCCCGTCGCCGCGTTGAACACGATGGCGATCATCAACGGCCGGCTGACACTTGAGGCGAAGGCGTTGCTGGCTATCGCCCAGAATAGAGCCGGCGTTTCCTGGCGCGTGACGCGAGAGGACGAGAAGGGCTGCGAGATCATCTTCTCTAGGCCCGGATGGCCAGACGCCGCCTCGACGTTCACAGAGGACGAAGCGAAGGCGGCCGGCCTACTCAGTAAGGCCAACTGGAAAACGTGGCCCAAAGATATGTATTTCGCTCGGGCCGCAAGTCGGGGAATCCGGCGCATCGCCCCAGATGCGGTCCTCGGCCTCTACTCGAAGGAAGAGATGACGGACGCCACGCCGCTTAACGGACCAGCAGTAGCGACGGAAGTCAAACCCGCCGAAGTCCACTCGCCAGCGCCCGTCAAGGACGAATGGACGGACATGAGCGGGACGGTACCTGTCGGAAAACCCTATGGCGAAACGGGGCCGTCAGGCGAGGATGGGCCGGAAGCCGACCCGCTCGCCGAGGCGCATCAGCCGAAGGACGGCAACAAGACGATCAAGCTCGTCCTTTCCGATGGCAAGGCGCGGATGTTCACGAAGGCCGAGGCGCTCAAGAAGTTCGCCAAGGTCAAGCAAGTCCTGGGCGAGGACGACTACGCGGAGATCCTGCAACTCGGCAAGTACGCCGACGCCACGCAGATTCCTGACCACTCATTGCCGCTGATGTATTCGATGCTAATCGGCCGCGTTCAGGAAAATCAAAAATATTCCGAGGGCAAAGAAGAAGAAAAATGAGAACTCCCGAACAGAAGACGGAAGCATTGACCGTCCTTGAAAAAGCGGACGCTATCGCCGTCGTCGATCAACCCTCGCTGACCGTTGCTAATGACTATCTCTTGCAGGTCAAGGAAATCCGGCGGCGGGTGGACGACAAGGCTAACCCCACGATTGCCGAAGCCTATCAGCACCACCGGCACCTCGTGGCTCTCAAGAAGGAACTGACGGACCCCCTGGACCGCATCGAGGCTATTTTGAAGCCCAAGATCGCTCAGTTTTTAAAAGCCGAGGACGAGCGACGTCTAGCCGCAGAGCGCGCCGCACAGCGAGCGAAAGAAGTCGCGGAGGCGAAGGCGGTTGTCGCCGCCGACAAAGCGACGGACCTCATCCACGAGGGCCGGCTCGACGAAGCGGAGAAGGTCGTCGAACAGGCCGCCGTTGACATCGAGGCGGTGAACGCCAGCGTGCCCCTCATTCCGGACAAGCCGGTGGCGGAGGGCGCGTCGCTTCGCACGCTGTGGGAGTGGGATGTCGAGGACGAGAGCAAAGTGCCGCGCCTGTTCCTGAAACTGGATGAGGTCAAAATAAACGGCTATGTCCGCAACATGAAGGACCAGGGCCACATCGACGGCATCCACATCTACAAGACGACGACTGTCGCGTCGCGAGCTGGCGCGCGATAACCTCTTGACTTTACGAGAGGTCCATGATAGGATTCCAGGCGTGAACACCGCCAATGAAACAAAGTAAATCGGCCCTGGCCTCGCAGTCTGTCCGAAACCCATTCGGGGTGCGGTGTTCACCAGCGCGAGGTCGGGGCTTTTTTATGCAAGGAAAAGCCCCGATGCCAGCAGGGCGTCGGTATTTAACTTTAGGAGGTCTATATGAATGACTGGTACAAACTAAACTGGGAAGGCAGAGCGGCCCTTCAAGAAAAAGTCAATCGTCTCATCGACCAGAGCTTTGACGATTGCGAACTAAAGATCGACGAAGCCTGCCGCCAGCGCGATGCAGCCGAGAAGCAGTTGGCCGGGAAGGATCAAGAGATCCATGCCCTGAGGCTCGAAAATGCACGGCTGCGAGAGGGGCGCACTCTCGGCGACATCGAGAAAGACTTCGCGTTCGAGCATCGGGCCGACCAAGCGAACTTTAAGGCAAAACAAGATACGTAATGATGCCGTGCGGCGTCGGGGCTTTTTTATTTGAAGGAGGAACATGAAAGACGATGCGATTATTGTGCGGCCCGATGATGCGCTAGAGACGGCCGAAATCCAGGAAGAGTGGTATGAGGCGCTTATCGAAGACCTCAGAGCCATCGTTGTCGAATCAGTTTTCAGGTCCCGATGGGCCACCATAGAGGGCAAGCATCAATTCGGAGAGCGTATTCTTGAGGAAAATGACAATTTTACCCGGAAGAAGATATACGCCAAAAAGATAGTCCGATTAATCGGATTATCTTTGCGGGTTCATCCTCAACGCATCTGGGAAACCATACAATTCGCAAAAAAGTATCGTCTTGATGATGCGGATACCGATGATCTTCGTGGCGTGAAGCTCACGGGGCATCCCCGGGAAGTGCTCCCCGAAGGCAAAAACCTCAGTTGGTTTAAAATTACCCATAAATACCTTCCGGCGGCGGAACGCCAAGAACAACTCGACGCCATCGTCGTTAAGCCCAGCGAGCGGTGGATCGCCGAGATAGGCGATATCAAGGCCTACCAAACCGACCGGCGGTTCGATTTCATCATCACCGATCCGCCCTATCCAAGGGAATACTTGTCGCTTTATTCCGTCCTGGCCCGCCGCGCCAAGGAATGGCTGGCACCAGGCGGACTGCTCCTTGCTATGTGCGGGCAGTCTTATCTCGACGAAGTTTATGCCCTCCTATCGAAAGAGCTGCGCTACTACTGGACGGCGTGTTACCTCACGCCCGGGCAACCAACCCCGATCCAGGCGCGCCAAGTGAACACAAGCTGGAAGCCGATCCTAATCTATGGCCTTGATGAAAAATATAAAGGCAAAACCTTCGGCGATGTATTTAAGAGCGAAGGCGCAGATAAATCGCTCCATATCTGGGGCCAGTCCGAAAGCGGTATGCTGTCTATGATTCAGCAGGTCTGCCTTCCTGGGCAGTCGATCTTTGACCCGTTCATGGGTAGCGGCACAACTGGCGTCGCGGCCTTGAAACATGGCTGTATTTTCCACGGCATCGATAAGGACGAGAAGTGCGTGGAAACCAGCCGCAAGAGGCTTACTGAGGAGGCCGCACATGACGCGCCAGAGGAATGACGAGCATAGCACGGAACTCGGGTTATGGCTAAGGGCCGATGAGCAAGAATCAACGATTGGCAGCCGTCTCGGATATCGCGCCACGAATATTGATTATGTTTGGGATAACTACAAAACAGGTCATTTCTTCCATCTCGAGGAAAAGCGATATATGGCGAGGCCGACGCCAGCCCAGCTTGACGTTTTTTTAAGAGAAAATGACAAGTTCAAAGAGGACCCCAAATATCACGGTTTTTATATTATTCGATTCGAAAAAACCGACCCAGATGATGGAAAACTTTTTTTATCCAGAGTAGAGCATTGGAAAAAGGACTTTGAAGAATGGCCTCCTGGAACAGGTCATAAAAGATGCTTTACTACACTAGCCGACTCCAGCGCGGAAAAAGAAATATCCAAAACGGATTTCCTTCGGCTCCTCACGTTTACCTATTCGTAATCGGAGTTCGCATGAAGCGCACCTGGATCAAGGGAGAATGAGATGTTATCACCAGAAGCCAAGATTAAGAAAAAACTCCGCAATAAGCTTTGGAGGACCTGTGCGCCGCAAGTGGATTAAGTTGTACGTTGACCAGACGCTCCGCGGGTCTTTGATTGCCGAGTTATCTCCAGAACAAAGGTGGACCTTCGTCGGCCTTCTTCTTATGGCCGGCGACTCGTCTATCCCTGGCCTCATCTTCAAGCGCAAGGACGAGAACGGCGTCCTTATCGGCTACTCGACGCTCGTCCTTGCCGACACGCTTGGAGTTGACGAGGACGACTTAAAGGCGGGCCTTGAGCGCATGGTTGAAAAAGACAAAATAACCATCAACGCGCAAGGCGTCATCGCCATCGTCAATTGGACGAAATACCAGTCCGAATATGAGAGAACCCGCCACGCGCCGAGCCGTGTTGTACAAAAGTACGGCGTAGAGGGAGAGGGAGATGTAGATAGAGATGTAGATGTAGATAAGAAGGCCCTCTGCTTCGACCACCCCACCCGTTCATGGAAAAACATAACTAACGAAGATAAGGCGGCGTGGGCCGAGGCATACCCGGCGTGCGATGTGGCCGTCGAGTTGGCGCGGATGCGCGAGTGGATACTGGGGGCCGGGGCGCGAGGCCAGAAACGGGCATGGCGGGCGTTCATAGTCAAGTGGTTGAAAAGTACGCAAGCCGATGGCGGTACGCGCAACGGACGGGGGGGCGAGTACAAGGCGTCGCGGGTGGGCGAACGGGCTGGCGACTCGGCCACGCAGCTCAAGGCCGCACACGAGCGGAACCTGAAGAACTTCCCGGAACTCAAGGATGAGGAGGGCGAATGAGAATCACACGCGGCAAGTGGGAGGTCATCATCGGGCTGGTCGTCTTGATTCTGTTCCTCGCCGTGATGATGGTGGTCGTGGATGAGCGGTCGAGCCGTGCGCGGGACGAAGGCGAAGAAGGCCTCGGCGCTGCCGCACAGCAAACCGGCGGGACGACGGCGACGTATGAGGTGACGCGATGAGAGGCTATTTCGGCATCGGCATCTTCGCGCCCAAGAATGAGGTGAACATCGGCGGTCTATGGCGTTCGGCTTATATCTTCGGCGCGGCGTTCATCTTCACCATCGGCCGGCGCTACAAACGCCAAGCGAGCGATACGATGATGGTCCCGCGCCACGTCCCGCTGTTGAATTATCTCACCTATGACGATTTTCGGGAACACGCTCCGAGCAATTGCCAAATTTTCTGCATTGAGAATAATGTTGGTGCGGCCCCTCTGGCTGGTTTCTATCATCCCGAGCGGGCCATCTATTTGCTCGGGGCCGAGGACGACGGACTTCCAGAAAAAATCCTAGAGCAGCATCAGTCTATCATCATCGAATCGCCGCTCCCGTTCTCGCTCAACGTAGCGACGGCCGGGACGATTGTGATGTATGACCGATGGACGAAAAGGGTGACGCGATGAGCATCAAGTTGACCGTCCCCGGTCCGCCGGTCGCCAAAGGTCGGCCTCGCATGACGCGCGGCGGAATCGCCTACACGCCGAACCCGACGCGGATTGCTGAGGCGTATATCCGCTCGCTGTTCGTCGCGAAGTATCCGCATCACGTCGCGCTCGACGGGCCGCTGGAGATGACGGTGCTGGCGTTCTTCGCCATCCCGAAGTCGGCGTCGCGGGCGTTGCGGGCGCAGATGATACTCGGCGGCGTCTATCCGACGAAACGGCCAGACGGTGATAATATTCTCAAACTCTGCGAAGACGCGCTGAACGGCGTGGCGTACAAAGACGACTCGCAACTCGTGAGCGTCAGCATCGACAAGCGGTACTCAGAAAATCCGCACGTCGAAATAAAAATCACAGCACCGGGAGAGGAGGAGTGAATGAGAGAGTTCATTTTGGGCTTTATTGCGGGCACATGGTTTGGCATCATAATATCATGTGTTGCAATTTACATTGAGGACAAGCGAAAGGAGAGATGATGAAAACTTATCTCTGGAAGTCCATGAAGGCCGGGCTGGTGTCCTGTAGCGGAAAACTTGGGCCGTGGCCCATCGGTACATGGCACAAGCACCCCGACAAACTCGTGATGTGCGAGTCAGGTTTCCATGCCTCGGAGAAGGCCATCGACGCGATGAAATACGTCAATTGCGAGGTTATAGCCAAGGTCGAGGTGCGCGGGGAACACCTGGCGCAGAGCGATAAGCAGGTCTGGTCCGAGATGCGGGTTGTGAAGGCGTGGGAGTGGACGAAAGCCGACAGCGTGGCCCTGGCTATTTACGCCGCCGAGTTGGCCCTGCCGATATTCGAGAAGAAGAACCCCGACGACAAACGGCCAAGAGCGGCCATCGAGGCGGCGAAGGCGTGGCTGCAAGACCCATCTTCCGCCGCCGCCGCCCACGCCGCCGACGCCGCCGCCCACGCCGCCGACGCCGCCGCCCACGCCGCCGCCTACGCCGCCGCCCACGCCGCCGACGCCGCCGCCCACGCCGCCGCCTACGCCGCCGCCGACGCCGCCGCCCACGCCGCCGCCGCCGCCGCCGCCGCCGCCGACGCCGCCCACGCCGCCGCCGCCTACGCCGCCGCCAGTAAGAAAATCGAGGCCTGGGTCCAGCGCCGAATCAAGACGCTGGAGGAGATTAAGCCATGAGCAAACTACCGCGCCTTCTGGGCACCGAGGAAACGGGGCCGCAAGACCCGGAGGAAGAGAAGATGATGGAGTGCCCAACGTGCGAAGGTAAGGGGGAAGTCACCGTTTATTGGAAAGTTTCGTCTGGGACCGCAACCGCCGATGGTATTCAAACTTTAGAACACAAGATGCACGCCCAAGCTGAATGCCCTACCTGCCACGGCACCGGACTCGTGCCGGACGACCGGGAGCCCGCGCCTGAGTTCGACACGCTGCGGGAGAAGGAGGAGGCTTGAGCAAACTCGACGCGGCGATTGAGGGCATGACTATCTTTGAAGCCGTAGAGCGCGTTCGGGCCGCGATACTTAGGGAGCCGCATTTATCATTCCTTGAAAGTACCGTCCCCGCCAGTATTAGACGATTGGATGACAGGGCACTTGCGATTATCGTGCCCATCCTCGAAGCGGCGGCGAAGATACACGATAAAACGATGGCCCTATGTGTCCTTAATGACCTCAGCGAAGAAAATCGTGTCCCCGATGATTGGCGCAAGCAGGTTGCCAATGAACTCCGCGCCCTACTCGAATCCCTGCCCGACGAGCCGACGCTTGGGCCGGGGAAGGAGAAGTGATGAAAGAGCCAAAGTTGAAGCCGTGTCCGTTCTGCGGGAACGATGACCAGGAATCTTTGCTTGGAGTCCTTACGGATTCTTATGCAACTGTTGTTCTGTGCTTAGTATGCCAGGCAACTGGGCCAAGAGTTGCGGGAAAGGTGAAAGCCATCACCGCATGGAACAGGAGGGCCAGATGACACCTGAGCAGATTGCGGAACTGAAACGGATAGTCCTTCAGGGCAACATCGAGGAGTTTGAGGCCCACGCCGCACTGGTGGATATCCTCGACGACTACGAGCGGCTACGGGCTAACCTTAAATATGCCGAAGCAATGAAAAGACAATGGCGTAGCCAATGGTGTGACCTCAAGGCCGAACTGGAGCGTGCGCGGCCCCTGCTGGAGGCCGTGGAGAATACGGCCGAGCAGGACTTGAAGGACGACATTCATTTCATGGAATGCCCGATGGTGTTTGAGTCCATCTCCATCCTCCGCAAGGCGCTCGAATACCAGAAAAGGAGCAAAACATGACGGACAAATACGCCTTAGACGTGATGAGGGAATCTCTGGGCATTCAATGTCATCTGTGCAGAGTTATCAACCCTCAGCATAAGGACTGTACGGAATGTCTAGACATGGATGCCTATCGAGAGGCCCTGGCGCACATCGAGCGTCGTCTTGCCGACCCGCTCGCGCCCATTGCCGAAGAGGGGAAGGAGGAAATTCTCAACATCTTGCGCGAGGGCGGACCAATGGGGTTCGTCTGCGACAGAATCCGCGCCCTCATCCTGGCCGCGCCGCCCGCGGACGAGGAGCGCGAGAAGGCGCTGGATGAGTTAATCTCGGATGGGTGCCCGACAGTCGATGACTATTGGAAGAATTGTCTATGCACAGACTGCGTGGCCTTTCGTGAGAAACGCACTCTCATCCTGGCCGCGCCGCAGAAGAAGGTCATGCCCCATGATGCCAAAGTGACTCGCAAGGAAAGGGAAGTGATACTCGAAAAGTGTGGCGGAGATTGGACTCGCTGTCCTTTGGGAGAAGCCGAAGAAGATGAGGTCGAAGGAGAATAAATGAAAGACGAAAAGGTCGGGAGCGAACTGCGAACACTCGGAACGCTGATGTTGATAGCGGCAGGGCTGTTCCTGCTGTACTTGCTGACACTGTGAGGAAACCATGAGCCGCGCCATCATCATCGAGCTCCCGCTGGTCTGCCCGTATCGGCGTTATGTGTTCGGAGCGGGAGAGGCCCCGCAATATCAATGCCAGCAGAAAGTGCAGAAGCGATGGAAGCCCGCTTATTTTTTCTGCAACAAGCCGACTCGATTCCCGCGTTGGTGCCCGCTGATACGAATCCCTAAAAGCGCAAAAGGAGGTAACATGAAGAAATATTTAACGTGGTGTCTGTTGGCCGGGTTGCTGGCGGCGGTCCCGCTGGCGGCCCAAGTGGACTTCGGACTCGGACCTGGCGTGCAGTATTCGGGAGGTCTGCAATACCCGCTCGACGCGGCGTACCACCGCTATTACTTCACGTCGGCGATGGGCTCGGCGCTGGTTGATGTTCCGCTGGCGTGGAAGTTCTCGCTGATGACGGGCGTGCAATATTCCAACAAAGCGTTCAATGCGACCGTCGTCTATTCCGGCGCGCAACATCTATCGACGCCCGCCAAAGTCGTCTCCGGCGAGATTGAGGTGCCGCTTCTGCTGGTGGTGCATCCGGTTCGGTTCTTCCACGTCGGCGGCGGGCTCTACGGCTCTCAGCCGACATTCCGACGGGTCTATTACGCGCCGCTGGTGCAGGTGACGCCGGAGGAGGCCATCGCGCCGCGCTGTAAGCCGAAACCGCCGCCGGCCATCCCGCTCGGAAGTCCGGTGATGAACGCCGACCACGCCGACGCCGGATACATGGCAGTGGCGGGATTCAGTTGGCTCATCAAGTGCCCGACAATAACGTACAAGAACTCCATCGAGTTCGCGTGGTCCAGAGGGCTCGTGAACGTCTTTACGACCTACGGCCTGCGCTATCGAAATGAAACGCTCTCCTGCAGTTATGTTTGGTGGTTCTAGAAATGAAACCGAACCAGGGCCGACCGCCGAACCTCTGGACCCCGACCAGGAGACGGTGATGGGAAAAGCAACGGACCGTATGTACGAGTTCTGGGAACGCTTTTTGGATTGGCTCGTGGCCTGGATTGTCGTTCCCCTCCTGCTCCTGTTCGCGGTTGGCGCGATGACCATAATAGGCATCTGCTTGTATCATCTGATTCGAGGTTGAAATGCGTAAAATCTATATAGCCGGACCGCTCGGGCCGAAGAGCATCCGCAAGGACTGCTCAACGCTCGCCATCGAGTATCTGCTCAACGTGAGGGATTTTCTAGTTGCCGCGAACGAGTGCATCAAAAAGGGGTGGGCTCCGTTCTGCCCCGCTCTCGACTTCATGTACTTTGTGGCACTCCCGCCCGGCGCAACCATTGACGAGCAGACCGTCAAGGACGTGAGCATGGCGTGGCTGGAAGCCTCCGACGCCATCCTGCTCATCAATAAGTGGACGTTGAGCGAGGGGGCTTGTGCGGAGGCCGACCGGGCTATTGACCTCGGGCTGGCAGTGTATGATGATATCCGCCAGGTGCCGGAGGAGAAGACCGTATGAGGAGAAGAGAAGAAATGACAAAGCATATCGTCCGAATTATCCACAAGCCGAAACGCTCGCATCATAAGGCTATCGCTTTGATAGTCCATGCGAATCCGAACTGTCGGGATGCCGCCCTGTGTGACCCCCACGGAGAGACCGGACCCGTTACATACTCAGGGCGTCTGAAAGCAGAAAAGCCCGATCCGGCGATAGGGACATCGAGCGGAAAATATTCAGACGTCATCGGAACGTGGTTAACGGGGTCGCCGATCAACCTGGCAAAGCCGGAGCCCCATTGTGAGCCCATGCGCGCCATCGACTCCTCCCCCCAGGTCATATTCATCCGTCAGGTCATAGACGAGGCGTACCAGACGCTCGCGGCAGGATATCGAGAGTCCGCGCTATTCCACCTCACGGCTTTGCGCGAGTATCGCCTAGATTATAAATATTTCGAGTGTGTTTGAAAGGAGGACCAATGAGTCCACACTATCTCATGTTGAAAAATGGACAGAACGCCATCGTCAGCGACGAGGTCATCCGTCGAGGATTTTGGCACCGCCTGTTCCACCCGTATCAAATCGCTTGGTTCCGCCGTCAGGTCATCGCCGAGTCGATGCAGTCGAAGAACGTCGTCATCGTTGACAAGCGGAGCATCGTGCTGGTTGAGGAGGTGCCGCAGGCCGAGTGGGACGCCGCCAAGAAGAAGCAGGCCGAGCAGGAGAAGGTGAACCAGGAGATGCAAGCGAAAGACAAAGCCGCACAGGAACGGAGGCGCGCCATCGAGGAGTCGCAGATGGAACTCGCGGAGGAGGAACTGCGGCGGCGCGGCAAGAAAATCATCCCTGTCCACGGCACGATTCCCGGCAAGGATTTGGTGAGATGAGCGACCACGTTAAACTCAAAATCTTGCTGGGGATTCTTTCGCCGAAGTGTCCGCACCATAGTCCGCACCATAAATACGTATATGGCCCAAACCTGTGCCTATTGAAGCCCGAGAACGAGGATGACCCATCCAAAAGACTTACTCAATGCGGGGGTGACATTAACGAGTGCGAGGTCGAGGAGGTAACGACATGAGCGGCCTTGCCGTCGGCCTCATCCTCTTCGCGCTGTTCCTCTTCGGTCTGTTCTGCCTGATGCGCTACGTCATCTGGCCCGCCGAGGACACGATGCGCGAGATGCAGGCCCGGCGGAAGAGCGCCGAAGAATGGGAGCGCCACTATCAATACGAGCGCGGCCGAGCCGCCGCGATGGGCGACAAATATGATGGCCCGTTCGATTTCAATGGGCCGACGACCGGCTCAGGTGGCCAGGTCTTTGTGACCGATTCGGGGAACCCAATGCTGGATGGTGTGAGAATTGGCCCATCCGGTTATGTGGCAGAGTTTATGAAGGAGGAGGAAAAATGAAAGGATTCGGATTTGTGTTTCTTGGAATATGGATTCTTCTGTTCGCGTACTTGGGGGTTTATGGGGTCGTCCAAGCATATCTGTTTGACCTGCGTTGTGGCGATTATCTGAAATTGGCGGCCGATGCTTCGAGCGTTAAGATGGCGGATGATTTCCTGGCGAAATCCATCGACTATCTCAATAGAACAGGGAAGATCTCGGGCAACTCGGCCATCATCTTCAAAAAGCCGAAGCATGATGTCGGCATCTGGTATCGCCAAATCCTCGCGGCCAAGGGTCTGACGGAGCAGATGGTCGCGAAGGGTGACAAGGCAACGGCGCTGGAGAATAGCAATGTGCTGATGAAGGTCCGCGAGACGTTGCTTGATAATGGGGCACAGGGCCAGCATCTCACGCTTCCGGTGTATATCAGCCTTGTCCCCAATCAACTCGCCTATATCCTGCTCTGGTGGCTACTCATCCCGTTTGGGCTCCTAGTGGGGGGTATGCTGTGGGCCAGCTATACCCGGAGCAACCGATGAGCGACCCCCTGATTATCGTCTGCATCTCGTTCGGCATCTTCGCGTTGTTCATCATCGGGTTCTTCGCCCAGCGGGCCATCGTGCGGCGGGAGTTCCGCCGCTTTGTCAGCCGGCCGTGGCGGGACGAGCAGGCGAAGAAAGAGAGCGAGCCGTATATGAGTTTCGGCTCTTCCCCGTTGTCGGCCGGCCCGCCTTCGGGGAAGCAGAAATACGTCATCCGATATCATGTTGGCGCGACCTCGGCCCACACGGTTGTCTTCGCAAACACCGCCGCAGATGCCGTGCGATGGTTCCAGCCCTATAACCACTACGGCATGATAGATGAGGTCTATCCAGCGAAGGAGAGCGAATGAGCATCACCGAATACGGGAAAATCGAAACCCTTTATGTGCGCGACGATAAAACCTTTAAAGTCCATGTCGGAGAGTTGAAGAACCGCACCTATTCCCTGCTCAAGACGTGGCATTGGACCGAGAAGGTCGATGGCACGAATATCCGATGCGTCTATCAGAACGGGTCGCTCGTCTTTTCCGGCAAGACCGACAACGCCCAGATTCACGCCGACCTCATGAACTGGCTCTGGAAGAATATCACGGTCGAGAAGATGCGGGCTGTCTTTCCGGATGAGGACGGCGTGCCTGCCGATGCCGTTGTGTATGGCGAGGGCTACGGGGCCGGGATTCAGAAAGGCGGAGGCGATTATTCACCGGAAAAGAAGATGATTGTCTTTGATGTCCTCGTCGGCGGGAAATGGTGGCTCAGTTACGAGAACGTCGTAGATGTGGCGAAAAAACTCGGGCTGGAGGTCGTTCCTTCTTTCGGTGAGATGACGCTTGAGGAGGCTACGGAATTCGTCCGCAAGGGCTTCAAATCGAAATGCGCCGCGAACTCCGAGAAAGACGCAGAAGGGCTCGTGGGCCGTCCGCTGGAAACGCTGTTCGATAAAAAAGGCCATCGGCTTATCACGAAAATCAAAACAAAGGATTTCGCACAATGAAACGAATGGTCATCATCTCAGACCTTCATGGCGGCCATGAGTACGGGCTCTGCGGCCCGAGTTGGTGGCGCTCCGGGAAAGGCAAGGTCGCCAAGACGGGACGGTTCCAACGGGAACTCTGGCGGTTCTACACGGCGGCGCTCGATTCGCTCAAGCCGATATATCTGCTCGGGGTGAACGGGGATGCCGTCGAAGGCAAGAACGAAGAAAGCGGCGGTACGGAACTCATCACCTCTGACCGCCATGATCAGGCGCGCATCGCGGCCGAGGCCATCGAATACGCGGAGGCTGAACATATCCGGCTCGTCTATGGGACAAAGCGCCATGTCGGGCGCGAGGAGGACTTCGAGGCGACGCTCGTGGACCTGCTCAAGCCGAAGGACATTAAAATTCAGAGTCATGCGTTCTTCCGCATCGGCGGGGTCAGCGTGGACATGAAGCATAAGGTCGCCAGCAGTAGCATTCCGCACGGGCGACTAACGGCAATCGCCCGCGCCCGGCTCTGGAACGTCATCTGGCACTCGGAGCAGGAGCGGCAACCGAAAGCCGATATTATCATCCGCTCGCACGTCCATTATTTCAACTATGCAGGCGGCGCATCATGGTTGGCACTCTCGACCCCGGCGCTGACATACAACTCAATATTCGGCGTGCGAGAGTGTGAGGGACTGGTGGACGTGGGGCTGGTCGTGTTTGACTTCGATGAGCAAGGAGGATACACATGGCGTCCCATCATCGCGGACTTCAAGGATTTGCAAGTCCGCCCCGAGTCCCTGTAGCCGTGAGCCGCGAGGAAGTGAGGCGGGCCCGCCAAGAGGCGGCGGATTCGCTGGTGCTATTGTTGGACATCGCGGGCATACTTGGAACGTCAAACTCGGTTCTGCGGAAGATATTTCTTAAAACCGGACTTCCGTCGGTCCGCATCCGAGATGAACGCACAGCCCATCAATCGGCTGTCGCCATGACGCAAGAGACAGCCAAGGAATTCCTTGCATGGCTCAAGGCCAACGGAAAATGCGGGCTCGGGTCCGAGCGGATTATTGCCAAGAGTTCGGTCCAGAGCCTTATTGAGGAGGCGAAGAAGGCGGAGTAGGAACAAACATGAAATTTCCTTCGTGGCTTAGGCAACACATTGTGAATTAAAAGGAGGAACGAGATGAAAAAGAAAATGATTGGTCTCTTGGGGGCCCTGTTGCTGGCGATGGCAACGGGGACGGTTGCGTGTCTCACCGCCGAGTCAATGATGCTCGACACAAGCACCTACCATGCTCCAGTGGACCCGAGCCTGGTCAGGGTCTATCTTGATGTCAACGACATCCCTGGCGAGTATGTGAAAATCGCCGTAGTGAAGGCCGATTCCCCGGCCATCACGGATTCGTCCGATAATCAGATGATTTGGCAGATGAAGGTAGAGGCCGGGCGACTTGGCGCCAACGGGATTATCCTGACGGTGCAGAACAGCCAGAACATGGGTCTTTTGGTGGGCACGCAGAAAAATTGGGAATGCATCGCTATCTTCATCAAAGACTGAATAGGAGGAATATGATGAAAAAAGTGTTGTCGGTTTTGAGCGTTTTGGCATTCTGCCTGACCCTCACAATCTACGGGTCTGACCAGAAGAAAAAGACGACGCCGAAGGCTCCGGCCAAAACGACCGCGAAAGCCCCGGCTAAGCAGGGTCGCCCTGCTCAAGGACAGCATGGGCGTCCGAACACGCAGGCTAGAGGCAATCAGGCCACTTATCGCGGGGAGGCGCGTCGGGGACAGAATGCCGCAATCCGGCATGATGTTCATGGCCGGCCTTACAACGCTCACTTCTACGGCGTGAATAATCGGATGAGGTTCAGTCGCGGATATGGAGCCTATCATCGGATGCGGGGAGGCCGCGACTGCTTTTTCTTCGGCGACAACTGGTTCTTTTGCTCATTCTGGCCCCAATGGTTCTATTCCATGGCCTGCTACTTTGAACTCGGCCCTGACGGCCTATGGTACTGCCGGGCCTACGGGCATCCAGAGTTCTTTGTCGTCGTCGGAGTGCAGGAGGAGGAATAGACAGAAAATGAAACGACTGAGCCGGGCCGGCGCCGTTACGAGTAGCCAAGCGGTAGTTGAACGGCGTCGGGGGACGGGGACCACGGTAGCACTTGGCGGCGCTCAAGCCGTTGCTAACCGTCCCGCCGGCCATTTTCAAGAGGAGGAAGCATGAACCTAGATGCGGCTATAAGCATTCTCTTGGGCTATATAGGCCTTGTGCCAAAATCTGAGGATAATGAGGGGTATCAATCTGCGATAACCGCCATCCGCATCCTCGAAGCGGTGGCGAAGGTGGATTGGGCGAGAATAAAACTCTACACCGAGGATTGGCTAGAGCCCCATCAAGAATGGGAATTCTTTCAAGACCTCAAAAGACTTTATAAGGCCGCGCTGCCCGATGAGCCGACGCCTGGGCTGGGGAAGGGGAAGCAATGAAAGAGCCGAAGTTGAAGCGTTGCCCGTTCTGTGGGGGAACGCCTAGGGTAAAAGAATTTTTTATAAGCACAGTGGTGGATGGCTCGCGCATAGAACAGCAAGTCATCTGCGGCGCATGCCATTCGTCGGGACCAATTACCATCATTGCGGGCGACGCCATTGTTGCATGGAATAGGCGGTACACATGAGCAAGCCGAAGCCGAATCCTAAAGATGCCGCTCGGTGTTTTGACCTTCGTTGTCGAGCCAAAAGAGGAGAGGCGCTATATCCCGCAGACAGAGAGTTCGTAGAAAAGATGTTTCATGACTTTCCCGATTGGTACGGGGCGACAGAACCAGAGGTCTTTAATCGAACCATACCATTCGGTTCGAGCCGGAGGGCCAAATGACACCGGAGCGGATTGCGGAACTGCGGCGGGAACTTGAATGGCGAAGGGATATGGCCGGGTCATCGGAACGAGAGCAACTCAGCGGAAAGATAGCCGCCGACCTCCTCGCCGTCCTCGACGACTACGAGAAGCAGAAGGGGTGGGTTGAAAAACTCCAGAAGAGTCATTCCATCCTGGAGGAGATGTGGCGCAAAGCCGAGGCCGAACTGGAGCGTGCGCTGGCCGAGAACAAAAAACTTCGGCTCGATGTTGATGGAGAGCCATCCGTTACGACGCTCGACTACCGCGAAAGGAGAGGGAAATGAGCGCACCAAAATTGAAGCCGTGTCCATTCTGCGGAAAAGAAGTGAAGCCACTAATGGCGGGCCTTACTTGGATAGTGGTCCACAAGACAACTTGCCTGTTCTGGGTACTCCAGGAGCATTATACGACAACTTTCTATCTCAAAAAGCATCTTGCCGCATGGAACAGGAGGGTTAAATGAGCCGAGAAGTCATAATCATCCACGCCATCAGGACTTATCATGCGAAAAATCAGGGATTGCTTTTTGACCTATCAATGGTCAAGACGGATGACTATTGGGCGGCGATGGATTTTCTCGGTAAGTATTCATTCCTAATCGAGAAGGTTCAACTCGAAGCGTTACCAAGGGAGACGGAGGAGCCAAAATGAAACCCTCGACGCGGAGAACGCGGCTGGATTTGCGGAAGCACAGATGATGCCCGCTGAACTGTTGGCAATCATTCGCGGCTGGGCGACCGATGAGCAAATAGCCTCGCTCACCATCTTCGGACAGCCGATGCATGAACTCAGCAAGGAGGACCTCCTGCGGGTCGTCTGGTGCGCCATGCAGGAGAAGAAGCGGCTCCAGAAAGATCACCTGAGCGATATGCGCTTCATGGCCTCGCTCTCGACGGGCCTGAATAGCGAGAACTGACGAATGGCGAATTACATCTACTGGCGGGCGCTCACGTCGGAGCGGAAGCACCGATGCCTGACCGACAACGGCGGCAAGCCATGCCAGTTCCTGCTGGTCAAAGAGCCGGGGTATTTCTGCACCTGGCGGCCGCGTGATGAGAAGGCCGCCCCTGGCGCTCAACTCATCGTGCGCCACGTCATCTTCAAAGAGTGCCCCGCTCCGCTCGGCGACCGCCCATTCCTGCTGGCGTCATGTCTGAGCGGGCTGGTGCTGACGAATGAGTCCGTGCGCCATCTCTGCGCGGCGATTCTGCTCCAAGCGGTGATGGACTATCTGCCGCGTCCGAAGTCGCGCGGCGGAAAAGACAATAAGCACAACCGCGAGCGCAAGATTAAAATCGACACGAACCACGCATCGGCAGAGGCGTATATCTTCGGGCCGTCCGTGCCGGGTGATGCGCTCAGTTTCGTGAACATCTGCCGACTGCTCGGATTGAACGCTGTGAAGGCGCGGAAGATGTTGCTCGCGTATTCCGCCACCGGCGTCCGCCCGGAACTCGGACGGCTGAACCGCGAGTTGAACGGACGGGTCTCGGCGGCGCGCCGCGAGGAAGAGGAAATTTGACAAATCTCCGCTCACGCATTATGTATATTCATGGAGCCGTGAGAGGATATGCCAATTATTACGGACGGACAAGCGTCCGCATTGATATCGCTGTTCGCCCCGTCGATAGGGCCGACACCCCCCGCGATTGACGGCGCGGCCTGTCTGTGGGGCCTGTTCAACTGTGAGCGATACACCGCCGACAACCCTGACCCGAGATTCGAGCCGTCGTATGCGCCGGGCGGCTATTACTACGACCACAGCCCCGACGTTCGGGAACGGTGGGCGCAGTACGACCACGACTCCGCCTGCTCATATTCCAACTGGCAGATTCTGTTCAATACCGCCTGCGAGTTGGGCTATGAAGGCGCGCCGCAGGACTTGGATGAAGATGACATCGCGTTGCCGTTCGTCGTGCAGTACATCCAGCGCCGGGCGCTCAACGCTGGGGCAATACAGCCGGAGCAGATAGCCCGCTGCTACAATTCAGGGTCCATTAATGGACAACCAGTCCCGGGTTACGTTGACAAGTTCATGGCCGCCTACGAGGGCTATTCGGCATGATAAGATATTTCACGGGTCCTCCAACCCCTCCTCAATACCTCCTTTCCTCGGAGTCCTGGGCCGGTCCCTACCCGGGAAGAAAAACTCCGGCCCAGGCTCCACTTTTTCTTGAGGCGAGATGAAACTGAATTTTGATATCGCCACCGGACCGGCGCTTCTGCTCTATCTCGCGGCGTTCTTCGGGTTCGTTCTGCTGGCTGGTCATAACGCCGCAATCGCTGGTATTGCCATCCCGGCGCTTTCCGGGTTGACGGGCGCATTCGCCGGCGTTCTCGTGCGCGGACACATGGACAACCGCCTGACTCTGCGGCGGGGGATGAGCGCGTGAAGAAAGCACTCCCGTGGCTTATTGTCGCATTCTTAGCCGTGGTGATAGTCGCCGGCACGCTATACTTCAAGCACGCGGCCAATCTCGCGGAGCAGAAGGCTCAGGCCGCGCTGGCTCAGGCGGCGGCGCTTGAGGACCAGATAAAGGCCCAGAACGCACTCATCGCCAAGAGCGCGGCTGACCTAGCAAAGGTCGAGGCTGACGCCGCCGCCAACGAGAAGGCGTTCCTCGCGGTCCTGGCTCAAGTCAAGACGGCGACGCCCACCCAACTTGTCGACCAGGGCTCGGCAATTCTCGGAGTCCACGACATTACGACGGACGGTAAATCCGTGACTATGGGCCTCGAAACCTACCGGGCTGCCGTGAGCGCCCTGGTAGATTGGCAGGAATATAAGGTCGTTAGAGAGCCGGAATGGAATCGAGAACGCGGCCTGTTAAACGAGCAGATCGCCGGCTATAAAACCCAGGCCGCACTCGATACGCAACGAGACGCCGCCCTCGCGGCTTCAATCGCTGACCTCAAGAAGTTTATCAGCGACCAAAAGATAGAGACCATCGGGTCTAAAATTCTATGGACCGCCGCCGGTGCAGGGGTTGGGCTCCTCGTCGGGCGGCTACTCAAATGAAGGAGGCATTATGCCGATCGTAACTATTTTTATCGTTATCGTGGTCTGTGGGCTAATCTGGTGGATGGTCGATGCATTGCTACCGATCCCGCCCGTGTTCAAGACTGTGCTGAAAGTCCTGATTATTCTGTTCTTGTGCATCTGGCTCTTGTCCATCGTCGGAGCATTCGGACACCTCGGGAGTCTGCGAATCGGGAGATAACACCGTCCGCGCCTCAATCGGAAGAAAACTCGACGCTCTGCTCCTGATGGCGGAGCGCATTTATTCGAAGGAGATTTTTATGACAATCGAAGTTGACAACCTGAAAACGAAAATCACGGCTCTTGAAACCGCCGTTGATTCACTCATCGTTCTGACCAAGGCACTCGCGGCTGACTTCGCGTCGGCCAAAGAGGACCCCGTCGAGATTCAAGCGCTGGCCGACTCCGTGCAGGGCGAACTCGACAAGGTCACGGCAGAACTGGCGGCCGACACGCCCCCGGCTCCCCCGGTCACGTCCTGACGGGCGGAGGAAACGCATGAAGAACATACTGACGAAAATCCTTACCCTGCTCCGCAAAGTGAATTTCCATTGGATTCTCGCCTACGGAGCGCTCGGCGTCGCGTGCTACATCCGGCTGTTCCACCTCTACGGGGCCATCGGTGCGCTGGTGCTGTTGCTGCTACTGCGCCGACAAATCGGAAAACTGGACATCAAGGTTCCAGGCGCGAACTGATCGCCGACCATCGGCCAGGACACCGCCGATGTGGGCAATTCTAGGCCAAATCCTGAAGTATGGCGGGTCTGGAGCTGGACTGCTCGCTCTGTTTTTCATCGCCCGCTGGCAGTACAAAACCGCACAGGCCAAAGAACGAGAGGACAAGTACACGGCCGAGCGCGGCCTCGCCCCGAACCCCGAACGGTGCGGGCAACATGAGGCGCGCCTCGACGCGATGGAACGTGATTTCGCGGCCCTGAGACTCGAATACCGCGAGGGCCACGACAGAGTCCTGGAATCACTCTCGGACCTCAAAGCGAAAGTCGCCGTCTGCGTCGCAAAACTGAATAGAAGTGAATAATATGGTGGATGGCAAAGACTTCAAATTATTCCAAGTGAACCCCAAGAACGGAGAACTTCGCCACGTCGATGGCGTGCCAATCGTTAAATACATTGACGAGCGCCTAGAATCCATCCTGAAAGAGATAAAGCGAGGCGAGGATGTCATGGACGCCCGCCTATGTTCCATGAATGAGTTTAGGAGCGCCATGCAGGACCAGACCAAGAACTACATGACCAAAGAAGAGTATCGCCTCGCGCACAAGCCGGTCGAGGACGCGGTCCAAGAATTCCGGAAGTTCATGAATCAGATGGAAGGCAAGGCCAGCAACAAATCTCTGATGATAGCGACGGGCATGGCTACCGCCGGGTTGATCGTAGCCCTGGCGAGTTTTATTCTGCGAGTTCTGGGACATTAGGAGGGGAATAATGACGCAACAGATACGCCGATTCGGCCACATCAAAGACAAGCGCGACCATCGCGACTACCTGCATCGGCCCAGCGTCGCCGCAATCCCAAATCAGTACAGCCTGGCGCAGTACCTGCCGGCGGTGCGCGACCAGGGCCAATTGGGTGCCTGCGTCGGATTTGGAATCGCTGGCAATCTCTCCGGCACCGCCATCCAAACGTCAGCCTATAGCGAGTGGTTCTCCCCGCTCTGGGTCTATAACCTCGCTCGTCTGAAAGAGGGAACGCTCACGCAGGACGCCGGCGCGGAGCCGCGTGACGCGCTGGACCAACTCGTCGCATACGGCTGTCTGCTCGAACATTTCCGCCCCTACACGGATACGCTCGACACCTCTGACCCGACCACCTGGTCATATCAGGGGATGCTCGACACCGCCTACGCAGCGCAATACCCGCTCCTGACCTATGTGCGCGTCGATGACGGCGGGACGAACATCTGCGACGCGCTTGCCGCCGGTCATTTCATCTCCATCGGCGCTCCGTGGTTCGATTCGTGGATGAACATCGGCTCCGACGGCGTTCTCCCCGCGAACTACACCACCGTCGATGGCGGCCATGAGACGTTTTTGTTCGGCTACGACCTCACGGCTCAAGTGTTCTACGGCCAGAACTCTTGGGGCAACGACTGGGGCCTCCACGGGACGTATGTCATGCCGTTCTCAGCGCTCGACGCCTTCAAAGCCAACGGCGGATACGACGCGCATTATGTGACCGTCAATTGGTCATCGAACCCAGCGCCGCCCAACCCAACGCCGACTCCTACCCCAACGCCGACGCCGACGCCCGGACCGTCCGTCTGCTGTGGCGCGACGCGGCTCGCATATCGTTACATCAAGCGACGGCTGAAAAACCCCCGCTTCTCAGTACGGGCTTTCGGCGTCCCAGATAATACGTCGAACAGCGTCATTCTCAAGGCCGGCGTCACGTACCAGATCGACGCACTCAAGAGCGGCAAAGTCCTCGACATCGACGAACTGCGTATCACGGTGAAGAAGTGACCGTAGGATTCGAGGCGCTCCTCAAATCGCTTGAGAGCAAGAGTCTAGTGTCCGGCGACAAGTGTACCCGTGTCGTCCTGGAGTTCGATAGTTCCGACGCTCTGCAATTGCTCAACGATTTGAACGCGCTTCATTCGGCTGAGAAACTTGTAGCCGTCGCCATCTCTGACGGGACTGCCAACAACAAGAAAGCGCAGAGACCGGGCGTCGGGGTGACACGCAAGGGAAAAGCGAATGGCATTCAAGAAGGGTGAGTCTGGCAACCCCGCTGGCCGCAAGGTTGGGACAAAAAACCGCTTCACCACGCTCAAGGCCGCATTCCTCGACGCCTTCACAACGATGGGCGGCACGGAAGCGCTCGTGGCTTGGGCGAATAAGTCCGACCACAACCGCGCCATCTTCTACCAGATGGTAACGAAACTCTTCCCAACAGAGATTGTCGGCGGTGACGAGAGCGCCGCACCGATCCGCGTCATCTATCAGTTGGTCGAGCCGCCCGAAGGTGGCAACGGCGACGGCGGAAATGGCAACGAAGGCAAACGAGGCGACTGATGGGCAAGAGCGCGTCTGGCGGAAACAAGAAGTCAAGCAAGGCGGACCAGCCGAAGCGTCGGCGATATGTCGCCTCCAAGCGCGGCTGGAAACGGCGCTATGCCTGCCTGCAACGCCATATTGCCCAGCACCCGAATGACGCGGTCGCTCCGACCGCATTGCCGCGTGTGCGTCAACTGCTAGGGCTGTAACCAGAATGAGCACCAGCGTAGCCGAAATGAGCGTAGGCCCGAGAGCCGGCGACCTCATCAAGAAAGTCACGACCGTCTATAAGCGGAACGCGGCTTGCCGCGCACCGTATGTCGTGAACGTCGGCGGCTCGCGTTCTTCGAAATCGCATAGCATCATCCAACTGTTCATCCTGCGCTTCATGGAGGAAGGCCCGGACCGCCGGTTCCTGACGACGCGCAAGACGTTTCCCGCTCTGCGCTCGTCGGTGCTGGAACTCAAGGTGTTGCCGCTGTTGCGTGAATACGGATTGCTCGACCATCTCATCTACGAGAAATCAACCCACACAATCCTGAACCCGTCGAACGGCAACGTCTGGCGCTTCATTTCCGTCGATATGCCGGAGCGCATCCGGTCGGAGGAGTGGAACTACGTCCACATCGAAGAAGCGAACGAGTTCACGTGGGACGACTTCATTGAACTCCGCATCAGAATGAACCGACCGCACGGGCCGGGCGAGGTGAATCAGATATTCCTGTCTCTCAACCCGTCGGACGAGCATGGATGGATTAACGAGCGGTTGCGCCTGGCGGACAACGTCACCTGGATTCGCTCCACCTACAAAGACAACCCGTTCTTAGACGCCGCGTATATCCACGAACTGAACGCTCTGGAGAAGATGGATGTCCGACTGTACAAAATCTTCGCGCTCGGCGAATACTGCGGGCGCGTCGAGAGCATCTATGGCCCGCTCGAAGTCGTGGATGGCGGGTGCCCGTTCACGCCGGACGAGACAATCTACGGCAACGACTTCGGCTTCAACAACGAGACCGCCGTCGTGCAGGTGGATTACAAGACCGACTTCGGCGCGGACCACCGTCCGACTGTCTATCTGACGGAGCGGTTGTACGCGAAGCAGATGACCAATGGCGATCTCATCCGCTGGATGGAGACGCAGAACATCGGCCAGAATCCGGAGATATACTGCGACGCCGCCGAACCGGCCCGCATCGTTGAGATACACCGCGCCGGGTTCAACGCCCACCCCGCCGAGAAGGACGTGGTCGATGGCATCGACTTCGTCAAGCGATTCCGTCGCATGACCGGCCCGCAGAGCGTCAATCTCATCCGCGAGTTCGAGCATTACAGTTGGAAAACCGACAAAGACGAGCGGGTGCTGGACGAGCCGGTCAAGTTCGACGATCACACGTGTGACGCGGCACGCTACGCTATCTATACGCACTTGCGGCGGCGGCTCAATGCGCCGGAATTCAGCGTCGTGTTCGCATAAGGGGATATCACCATGAACGCGAATGATAAACCGACCGTCAGTCGGTTAGAATGGCTCGCCTACCGAGCCGGGCGGATTAAGCAGATGTACTCCGTCGGCATCTCCACCGCCATCCGCGGCGGTGGCGCCCGCCCCGATTACACTGACAATAGCGCGTGGAACGTGGGGCGCTATTGGGGCACGGACCTGATGAACATGAAGTCCAAGACGAAAGAGGACTTCATTCAGAATGAGTTCACGTCGTGGGTTTACACCTGCGTCAATCTGAACGGCAACACCTGCGCCGCCGTGCCGTGGCACCTCTACACGACGAAAGAGACGACAGGCCAGAAGTTCACGACCTGCCGCACGAAATCCATCAACCGCCCGCGCCGTAAATGGCTGGA